GGGCAGGGGTGCTGCAAGCATATGAGAACTGCCCGGTCATAAAATCTGACGGCTTATGTTTGAAGCTTTTGCCCATCACGCTGCCTCCAAAAAACGGTTGTCTGAAATCCACTTATTAACCTCTAATTCGCGCTGCATCATATTGGCTGCGCGGTTCTGATTAGCGGCATCAGTTTGGCGCAAGGCAAAGCCGTTTCGATCATCGGCATAGGTGGCATAATTGGTCCAAGCGCTGACCAAAGCGAACTTATTTTTTCCGCGTACTGAGGCCTCTGCCTGATACAGCGAGAACATTTTGTCGGCTTTGTTTTCAACCTGCCGCTTGCTGTCGGGGTTGGGCTTTGGGGCCATCATGGAGTTGAGCAGCGCCTTTACCGTGTCATCGGTCAGGCTAGTCTGAGCAAATACTTTCAGCCGTGCGCTGTCAGCGTAAAAATCATTTTTCGCTGTCCGAAGTTGCTTGATAAAGCCTTCCATTGAGAACTGGCTGCTATTCCTGCGCCGTACTTTTGAATGTTCGCCTGAGACCATGCCATTGAGGCAGAATGCATCTATCGCGCCGAATAGCGTTGTGTTCGAGCCACTGCCCCCATCGATCGAGTGCAGGGCAATGATGCGCTGCTTGATGGTTGTCTGGTGTTCGTCGGTTTCAATCTGTGTTGCGATAGATGGGAATTGGATATCCATCATTCCGAATGCACCATTTCTGCCAGACTGAAATCTAAGCTGCGCGCCTTCAGTATCGGCGGGGTCCATGTTCTCTGTGACCTGTTGCCAGACGCCTTCAAAGAAACTGCGGTGGCTGGCGCAGGAGAACGTGTCTCCCACATGCCCCAGTACTTTGCCGGTGTTACCATCGATCACAAATTTGTGCCGGTCCTGTCGGCTTGCTTCAAACACCGGATCAAAGTCTAGATCGGTTGGCAGTTCGAGGTCTTGGCTGAAGTTTTGAAAATCTAACATATTTCTCTCTTTCATTGATTGGTTGGTTGTTCGTTGGCTTGGCAGCCCCAGAGATTGGAGCCGCCGGTTTTTAATTAAGCAGACCGCCAGAGGCGCGAGCTATCGTCATCAATCTTGCGGCAGGTTGCCTTGAACCCGTGGCTTTTCATCGCGTTGATGATCGAAGACACGTTGGCGTTGGGAACCTTGAGGCTATCGCCAACAGCCATGGGCTTAGTCAGGTTTACCCATTTGCCTAAAATGGTTTCGGGCAGTGGAATGTTCTTTTCGAGGGTTACTTCATCTGTCATTTATTTGGTCCTTTTCGTTGGTTGCTGACTGATCGTCAGACCGAAGGCATCACCCTCCGATAACGGCCCAAAGGCCGTTTCACTATGCAACCGCAAATAGCTTTTCTTTTGCCAAGGCTAATTGCCAAGGCTTTAGGCTGGTTTCTTCGAACACCGGCACCAGCCGCCCGCTGCGCTCAACTACGATGTAATTTGCGCTGTAGAGTTCATATCCTTTGATCGCGTGTAGCAACCGGCTGGCGTTTGAATATGATTTGGCTGATTTTAATTTGATCACGTTGCGATTACGTTTCTGCATTTGATTGGTCCTTTTCATTTTGATTTTGTGTCTGCTCGTTAAGCCAGACGTTTATGCTTTCAAGTTCTCCGAAGAATAAATCGTCGGGCAGGGCCTCTAATTGGTTTGACATTATTGATCCTTTTTTGCTGTCAGTTAAAAATGATGCTCAAAACGTCGAGCCAGCACGATAAAAACCCGTAAAGGGCGAAGAAGTATTTGATTAGCGAACCGCCTTAATTAGATGGTTTTCCATTGTGATAATTCCAAACCATTCTCTGCCTTGTCCGGTTATGTGCGGGCGGTTTGCTACAGTAAGTTCGCCATCGCCTCTGTACTGAGGGCCGAATAAACTGGTCTCTATATACGCGAGCGGTTTGCCTACGTTTTCTTTGCAAGCTTTCTTGCTGGGGTAATTTGCAATCATTGTCATTTGTTTGGTCCTTTTCGTTGGTTAGTTGGTAGACGCAAATCAAGCGTCTGTCCGAAGTCTACAGGAAGTGTAATAATAAATGCAACTATTAAATTACCAAGTAATAACCTGACTAATTGGTCAACAATCGATTTTAAAAATAAATTTTTTATTTTTTTCTCTCGCCCCCCTACGTCAGGTGACTACATGTAGTTGCAATATGGTCCTTATATACTGAGTGAAGGTATGATTTGTTCGCGCGGGGAAATTTTTTTAGTCTTAGTCTGACTGTTAACATATTTGATTGACAACCTGTTAACCGCTGTTGTAGACTGTTAATTCAACCAACGAGTAAGGACCAATCAAATGAAAGCTACTGCAATACATCACTTAATGAACGACTACTTGGATAGTCACACGCTGGGCAAGGCTTGGCGGCTGCTAAACTACGTGCGGAAGTATCCCACGGCACTCTGCGGCCTTAACCGCACTGAGTTGGCGATCTACAAGGCCATCGTCAATAACTGTGGCGAGGAGATGTCGAATGCAAGCTAGTATTAAAATCACTCAGCGTATGCTTAACAAGTCCATCATCGACGCAAACAAGTCAGTGGTGGCATTCGCCAAAGAGTATTTGCCGATAGACTATGATCAAATAGAAAATGGGCAGAAGGTTACCTATAGAGGTTTCTTCACAGATGATTTCAGATCAACATCCTCTGAAATACGTCTGTATAAAAGGCCTCGCGGTGATAAGCTTCTATCTATTAAACATCTAGCTAAGTGGGCTAAGGCCGGTGATACAGTAGTGTTTAAGCACGATCCTACTATCAATCCCGCAGTACACCCCATGTCCAATGACTGCCCAATACGAATGAATGTGCGTAAGGGAGAGGCGGCATGATTGGGGATAAGACATACAAGGTTAAAGTCTGGGATCACAACGACGCCGTAGTGTTTGTGTATGAGCATCGGCATGAGAAGATTAATCCCAAGGATAAAGACTGCATCAAGCATAAGCACTGGCAAGAGGTTCTGACCGCCATCCCCATGAACTTCGACTACGCAGCCGAACTGACTGAAGATGTGGTTCTGGAGAAGGTTAAGGCCGTGGCTAACGCACTAGAGGCTGTATACGTCCATGACACTGATAACAGTGAACTGGGTATCTCATACACCATCAACTATCGACGCCAGTACGTGAACGCATAGGAGAGGCGGCATGAAGTTGTACACAAACAACCAAGGACAATGGTCAGGCACTCAGGCTGATGCTCGCAAGCGGTTCAAGAATGACATGCGCCTAGTCGAGGTTCCGGTAGACAAGCCCAATCTGCTTGCCTTCCTGAATGATAACTCTGTGGGTTCTTTTGAGGCTCTTGGTCACAAGCCAGAGCCAAACCCTGATCAACTATCCCCAATTGCAACAAGCTGGGTGGCTTGGGCCTTAGAACGCCTACAGCACGGCCAAAAGAAGGACGCAGAGGAGATGCTGATCAAAGGTCTCAAGCTACAGAAGGAGATGGCTCAATGAAAACCATTTTACTATATAACCAGCGCCTACAAATCACTGCCCAAGAAGAACGCGCTCTACGCATCATCCGAAAGAAGAAGTTTGTCGCTAGGAAGGATGATTTTAAGGAGCGTAAGGGGCGCGGTAATTACAAGTCAATTCTTCCAACAGACCCGCAGATAGGTATCTCGCTCGAACCTAATTGGCGCGGGGAGTTTAAACAATCAACACGGGCTGAGAAGTTCTTTGCCCATAACCCTCGCTGCCGTCACGCGGTTATCGGGAATGTTCGTAGGGTGAATACCATCTTGGATAAGATAGAGTCGGGGGATTTTGGCTAATGGCTAAGGAAGAAGTATTCAGCAAATTCATATGGGCTATTGGTGGTTTGACTGAGGTTATTGGTCAAATGCACTGTAGTACGACTAATGAAGCTACAGCGCTGCACTGGCACGACGATGAGAACTACTGGTTCACGTTAGAAATGCGTGAAGACGGTATCTATGCAGAGATAGACGATAGTACGGATGCCAAGGCTATGTATGCTGCTATTGGATACTGCCAGTATCATGGCATCTCCTACAGTATTATTTGGCAAGACTACAGAAAGGCGAAGTCCAATGGCTAAAGCTCCTTACGTCAGGCCGCGCATGAAAGGTAATGTGCGTGTGTACGACATCAGGCCTACCGCTGAAGTGCTAGACGCTTTCCCTCATTTAACGCGGGAGAACTATACTTGCAGTCGTGAGGCTAATGCCCGTGGCTATGAAATCAAGCGTCTGTTCGAGGCTCACAAAGCCGGTGAAGAGGTAGAGGTCAGGGCAGACAGCCGCTCTGTCGCTGCGCTGGTGGACTACTACAAAGACAGCATGGCGTACACTAACATCAAGGCCGCTTCTACCAAGCGGTCCTATGATGGTCATCTCAGTCATGTCCACCGTGTACACATAGGCGGTAAGCAGTTTAGCAAGATGTTTGTGTCACAGGTTGACTACGAATACGCACAGAGATTGTGGCTACACATACAGGATGACGTCAGTACACACAAAGCCAACCACACATTCAAGGTGCTGAAGCTAGTCTGGAACGAGGGTTTACGCGCAGGGAAAGTTAAATCTAACCCGTTCTCCTTAGTCAGGATACCCAAGCTACCGGACAGGCAGGTTATGTGGACCGTCGATCAGATCAAAGGCATGGTGAAGTACTGTGATGAGCAGGGATACCCTAGCATGGGTACTATGATCGTCATGTGTTACGAGTTCTGCCAGAGACCAGTAGATGTACGGACTATGAAGTGGTCTAACATCGATGGGCGTACTGGTGTGTCTAACTTCATACAGCAAAAGACCGGCAAGCAGATGTCTATCAAAGTGACTAACGCCGTTCAGGACAGGTTACATCTACATCAGCACCGTAACTCAGACGATTACATCTTCGCCTACGAGAATACTGGGCGTCCATACACTCAGGACCGCTGCAATAAGTTCTTTCGTAAGCTGGCTGACGGTTACGGGCTACCTGAAGTGCCTATACACGGTCAGTTCAATAAAGATGGCAGTCAGATGTACTCCACCATCTGGTTAGCTGACTTACGACGAACTGGGATAACCCATGCCAGTCAGTCTGGCTGCTCTGACAGAGAGCTAATGGCTCTATCGGGCCATAAGAACCCTCAGATGCTGGTTGTATACGCAGTAGAGGGCGAGATTGAATCTACCAACGCAAATATTAAACGAGGACTATTATAAATGGATCACGAACAAATTACTGTTCAGTACGTGCGGCACTCAGGTGATGACCTCTCAGTCGTAGACGCGGCTAGAGTGAGCTATGCCGCTGAAAGTGGGGCTTTGGGTTGGACCGGCGTGGAAGATGGCCCAATGATACCGGAGTTACATGATAAGGATAAGAAGCTCATTCGATATCTGGCTGACCATAAGCACTACTCGCCATTTAACCATGCCTTCGTGACCTTTAGATGCACCGCACCGTTGTTCGCTATGGCTCAACTAAAGAAGAGCGAGTACATGCCGTGGAATGAGATAAGCCGCCGGTATGTGGACAGTGAGCCTGAGTTCTACTGGCCGAATGAATGGAGAGGCCGTCCTCGAAAGGGTAACTCCAAGCAGGGTAGCGAGGGCCACATCACTATCTGCGACGATATCATAGAGGATTCCTATGATGCCGCTATGATCAGCTACCGGACGCTACTTGAAGTAGGTGTAGCTCCAGAGATGGCTCGCATGGTTCTGCCACAGTCGATGCTATCGTCGTGGATATGGAGTGGTAGTCTCAAAGCCATCAGCAAGATGTGCAGCCTACGGTGTGCCTCTGACACGCAGTATGAGAGCCGTGTGGTAGCCAATCAGATTAGCGACATCATGCGAGGGCTGTTCCCAGTTAGCTGGGCTGCGTTGATGGGAGAGGCTTACCCGTATATACGGCCAATGAGTGACGATGAGAGGCAGAGAGCCAAGGAGAAGACGGCATGAAACAACATTCTGGAATTTACAGCGCACTTTTTCCCCACACCCCAGTATGGATATTTAAAAGTAGTTCTGAGGCATATGCAAAGGGGAAGACAAAGGCCGTTAGTCACGGTGAAATTCTATTTATACCTTCTGAGGGTGTTGTTGGATTTGCAGATCATAAATTTAAAGAACCTTTTGCACTTACCCAAAAGCATGGGAAACTCAAAAATGTTTTTAAAGAATACAAAAATTTAAAATATGACGATGATAAGATCATATTAGCGCATTGCAATAATCTTTGTATCCCAAAAGGCAGCTATACGTGTGCGAGCTTCGTGTCCTTTACTATGGATGAGGTGTCGGCATGAGTAACGAAATCAGAATTACAGAACTGGAAGAGCATCCTGACGGGTCAGCGACTATACAGCTAGACCTTAGCCCTGAAGTCTTCGCGGAGATATTCCAAGCCGGTTTCATAGCCTTGGTGAAGAGAGGTTTAGATGAAGAAGACAGGTAACATCAACGGCGCAATCAAGGCGTCTGCCGTAGTCGCATTCCTCATAGCAGGTCTACCCATACTGATTGCTATGACCTACGACGAGTTTCCCCGATACTGTAAGCAGACGATCCTTCTGCCCTGCTTAGGGGGTGGTGATGAAGAAGATAGGTAAAAAGCAGTACGCCATAACATACTTGCATTATGTACTCGCAGTTCGCGGAACAATTAAAGAAGCTGCGGCGTATGCTAAACAGGCTGAAAAAGATAGGGAGATACTGAGTGACATGAGCCAGAGAGATTTCTTAGGTCATGTCTCTGATTATATATCTATCTCAGATGTCACTGGTCAGGATGTGTAATGATTAAGCTCTGCTACTACTGCTCACGTACCCACCAGCTACTGGCTCACAAGACTATCCATAAGTCGGTGGCTGAACAGGAAATGAGTTATATTAACGGCTCTGACTTCTACATTCGTTTGGAATCAGTGGACGGACACTAACTTAAATGGCAAAAGTGGCAGTCTGCCACTCTGGAATCTGCCATGCCATTTTACCCATGTCGGGGGCATTTTATTGTTTAATATCAGTAATTTGGCTCCGGCGGTAGGGATCGAACCTACGACCAATTGATTAACCGTACCCATTGATTTCATTGGATAATTCGGGATATCTACCAAATGCCTGTTAACACTAATTGTTTTTATATGTGCCTAATTAAGTGTTGACAGATTCGAATAACTATATAAGCTGACGCTGTCTCTTTGGAGAGGCAGAACCCCAAACCAACTACCAACCAATGACTAAGAGAGACCAATGACATACCTCGAACAGCTAGAAGTCATCAAGACTATCCCCATAAGGGAAGGAGACACTAAAGTAATCCAGTGTCCTTTCTGTGGTGGATTAAAGAAGCTGTCTATATCTAAAGTAGACGGCCAGTTGAAGTGGTATTGCTTTAGAGCCTCATGCAATGGCAAAGGCATCTACCAAGGCAAGAGAAGTCTACAGGCAGCTAAAAACTATCTAGCCAACGCAGTACAGAAAAAGACTAGAGAGCCGAAGCCTATTCCTTCGATCACTACTCCAGCCCGTAATCATCAGCCAGCACTCGACTATCTAGATCAGAACAATAGCCTAGAGGCTTACGAAGCTGGATACATAGATGTACGATACGCACCGGCAGAGGACAGAGTACTATTCTGTACAGACTCAGGCGCGGTAGGTAGATCACTAAAGAAGTATGGACCTAAGTGGCTTTCTTATGGTGTGCTGGAAGAGGGCATACACGTAGGAAATGGATCAATAGCCGTTCTTGTAGAAGACACTCCTTCGGCTTGTAGTGTGAGCAGATTAAACGGCTTAGTAGGTGTGGCTTTATTAGGAACTCGCGTAAGTAGCTGCCTTAAAAAGTCGCTGACAAGGTACGATGCCTGTTATTTAGTCCTTGACAAGGACGCATCGTCTAAGTCTATAAACATAAGCAGGAGCATAGATAAAAGCTTACTGATAAGGTTCACTACTGAAGACTTAAAGCACCTGTCAGTTAACCAGCTTGTAGAGGTGTTAGATAATGAATTTTAAAAATTTTGACTTCGTGTGTACACACCATACAGTTCTTGTCGAACATCATTGGACAGGGTCATATCTTCTGAAGCTTTACGGCGCTCACTATAGAAAATATCTACGGGTATTAAGTAAGACCGCTCTTAAAACTGGATCAGATTGGGTTGGGGATACTGTATGGGGAAGCCCTATAGTTGCCTTAGCACCGCCATATCCCTCAATATAATTACCAGAATAAATTATCAAGGGGGCATTTGGGTCATTATATTCGTCTACGATACCAGTACAGACGTTAAAGCAAAGGGAATGGTAAAATGAAAGCTAGAGGCATAGCAATTATTGACATGTCAATCGATGGGGGTTTCAAGGAAGCCGCCGCAGAAGAAGTAGCATTGGAAAAACTTATCGCAGATTACTGCAAAGGTAATCCACGCATAGTACACTATCAAGTTGAGCTTAGGGAACGCAGAGGTGAACCCGGAGCCGTTGATCTTAATAAGATGAAGTTCAGAGCTAACTAACTAAACATAAACGAAAAAGAAATTAAGCTCTGTCTTCGGATGGGGCTTTTTTTATTCTATTGGTTGTGTTAGAATAACATCTTATTAATACGTTAACAGCCAAGAGAGTTAAATGGACCAATCATTACTTAAAAGCTGCCTCAACAATTCGTTCTACAGCGAAAACAAGGCAAAGCTAAGACCCTCACTTTTTGATGACACACTAAAAGAGGTCTACACAACCATCGTATCGATGCACGATACCTTCGATAAAGACCTCACCCCACTAGAGCTATTCAGTTTTTGGAAGGCAAATAACCCTACCAGTACCGGTGCTTGGACAGCCGACATCCAAGACCTAATCAATTCAGTATCCAATGCAGAAGAGATAGATGATGTAGTCGCTGTAGATGTAATAGAGAACCTGTGGCGGCAGCATATAGGCTTGGACATAGCCACCCTTGGAATAAAAATGTCTGAGGGAGATGCCTCTGCAATGGACTTACTAAAGTCACTTCTAGACCGTGTCTCTGAGGGCTACATGCCTGATGACTTTGCTGATGAAGTCACTGATGACATCGATGAACTACTGGCCGTTGTCAGTAATGATAACCGCTTCAAGTTCAACATCGACACACTCTCTAGAGAGGTCTACGGCATTGGTAGAGGAGAGTTTGGTGTCATAGCTGCCTACTCTAATGTCGGTAAGACTGCCTTTGCTATTAGTCTCTGTGCTGCACCGGCAGGTTTCTGCGCCCAAGGTGCTAGAGTCGGGTACATCGCCAACGAAGAGATTGGTAAGCGTACTAAGTTACGTGCGGTGCAAGCGTATACCGGCATGACTAAGGATGAGATTGCTTTTGACTCTCGCGGAGCCGCTGCCCGTTATGCAGGTATTAAAGAGAGGCTGACCTTTGTCGATGCTCAAGGCTGGGATATTCAGATGCTTGAGGCTTACCTGAATAAGAAGAAGTTCGATGTGGTCATCGTCGATATGGCCGACAAGATTGCACTTACTCAGCAATTTAACTCTGGGCATGAACGCCTGAGAGAACTCTACTACCGTCTGCGGGAAGCAGCTAAGAAGTTTGACTGCGCTATACTAGGACTATCACAGGCCTCCGCTGAAGCTGAAGGCAAGACCCGTATCACTATGTCGATGATGGAAGGTAGTAAGCTGGGCAAGGCCGCTGAGAGTGATGTCATGCTTGGCATAGGCCGAATGAATGATCCTGATAATCCTGATGACCCTAGTAGATGGATCACAGTGATGAAGAATAAGATCAGTGGCTGGCACGGTACAGTTCTCTGTAACCTAAACTCACAGACCTCTCGCTATGAAGTGTGATGATCTGCCGCCGCACCTTGCGCTGCTTCTAAAAGAAGTTGGCGTAATTAACCCCAAGCCTGAGCCAAAGCCTGTAGTGCGTGACCTCTCA